GTCACTGGTGCGGTCATCCAAGATTACCACGAGCTTGTAGTATCTTGCTTTTGCCTTCTTATATCCCTGCAGTCTTCCGAACTCTCTTATGCGGAGGGCGGTGTGCTCTGCCAGTCCCTGCCAGTAGTGGGATGAGCGGTTGGCAATGTCATTGAACTGGTCTTTGAGTGTATCAGCCAGCATCTCTCTGGTATATCCCTGCTCGATTGCTTTGGAAAGTTTGTCTGCGAAGTTTTGCCGGATATCGGCATCAAAGTGGTTACCGATCCAGAACAACTGTTGCTTCTGGATTGTAGATGAGAGATGCTGATCTTCGATACCCCATATCCCGATACTGGTCTTGGTGGGCGCTTGCACTTGGGTGTCCCGCAATCCTAGCCGCACACAGCGGTCTATTATCGCTTTGGTGGGCTCATTGACCAGTGCTGCGAAGTCATCTCCCAACTGAGTATTAATGATGCCCATAAGCTTATCTATGGAGTCATTATTGATCTTCTCGGTTCGGGGCATGTCACTCAACATCTGGATGGCAAGTCGTGTAGCATCTCTGATCTCGGTCTTCCAGGCATTGTTCAGGACCCGGTAATACTCCAGCATGAGCTGATCATAGTAGTTCATCAGAAACTGAACCTCCGGACTATCACTCTATTCCTGCCAATGTCGTATTCGGAGAAGCGTTCCAAGCATCCTGCCAGGGCATCACAGCCATCGATATAGCCATCAGGATAAGTGAGGAACTGACTGATGAGGGTAGGCGTATCCTGTCCCTCAGGGAATAGTATCTTGGCTGTCTCGATGATGGTCTCGGTTCTCTCGATGCGCAGGTTCTTGTTATCTTTGTTATCGATTCTCTTGATCCTATGACTTATGGGAGGCAGATGGTTATCAGTAGCCCACCTGTCGAAGTCGGCAAGGATACGTGCCTGACCGTAAGTGGTTTCACAGGCTGCTCTGGCTTTCACTCTGTAGATACGATCCAACTCCTGATAGGCATCATAGTAGTATCTGAAGAACTTGGTGTTCTCTGTCTGACGTATCCAAACATGTATCACATAGAAACGATTACCATCATAGCCTATGGAGATGACAGCCTTGTAGCAGCCCTTCTCTCCCCAGGCAGGATCGGCATAGAGCCAGACTCGCTTCATCTGGGATGGTTCAGGTAAGGTTCTATACTTGGTGAACCAGTGGTTCTTGAAGATGTTCCCTTCGATTACAGGCTGTCCAAGCATCTCTCGCTGATAGCCGGTATGCCCGAACTTGGCTCGCAGGTTTGGAAGAGTGGCAGTGGGGTATTGCTCCTCCCAGATGGACTTGCCCTGCACATCTTCGAGAGAGAAGCGCAATATCGCCTTTTGGTGGGTCTTTAATGCAATCTGGTAGCTAACGTCTAATTCTGGATTATCTGCCCGTAAATCGCCTAATATGAGCTCCTGGAACTGGCAGATAGAGTAATTGGGATGTACAAGGTTACCGAGCCAGACGATCTTGCCATTTCCCTCCGGTGAGAGAGCTCCGGCAAGCTCCTGGGTGATCTTCTCCATGCGTCTCTTACCGATGGACTGGTTACCCATGTTCTCTTCTTTGTCAATATCATCACAGACGATCAGCCCGGGCCGCTTGGCAGTCTTAGGATTGATAGTTCCACGATGGCTCTGCTTAATACTTCTGGCTCGTATCCTTGCCTTGTTCTTGAGATAGAAGTCGAGATCAAAGCTGTCCACTGGCAGCAGCTCCGGATAGTCGATGGTGAGCCGCTTATTGTTCTGCAGTTCATGTAAGGTGAAGGCGGTGCGTTCCTGTGCCAGATCTACGTCTGCTGCAGTATGGATTACGTAACGTTCACCTCGGATGATCTTCCAGATCGGATAGACCACTCCCATGAGTACCGTTTTGCCCAGCCCACGAAAACCAGTGATTCCGATGATGCCTGAGCCCTTATCAGTTTCATCGAACATGGTCTCATGTGCTGGGCAAAAAGGTAGTGGGAAGATATGCGGGAAATAGGTATGGCAGAAGAACGAGAAGGCATCCCAACCTTCTCCAGTGGTTCTTCTGATGCGCTCAGTCTTAGCTTCGGGATTATCGTCTATAAAAGGCAAGACGGAGATCGTTTTGGATGCGATCTCCGCTAATGCCTTGTTATGCCGCTGGAGGAACTTCTTAGACATAACTTAAATACCCCGACGCCTGTTTGGGGCAGGCGTCGGAGTCTGCGGGCATGGAGGGACCCGCAGTTTTGGCACAAGTGCGCAGAGCAGGAGGCAACAGCTCCGCGCAGGATGTCAGGCTTGGAGGGTCTATGTAGGCTGTAGGTATGTATTTAAGCATTTCTGACTCTCAAGTATTCCGCCAGATCAATTACGATGCCGTTAAACTGTTTGAGCAGGGTCTCATGCCCTTTCTCAATCATGAAGTCGGTCACCTGATCCAAGAAGCGTACGATATAGTCGTTCAGTTCCTTGGATGGCTCGGAGTCCTTCTGGTTCTGCTTGATCAGTGAGACCAAGCTCTGCAGAGCGGTATCTGCCGGGTTCTTGGCATATTCTCTGAGTGCTTGGATCAGCGCTCTCTTGCGGGCTAAACTGATCTCATGGTCAAGCTTGCGCTCTTCCTTGAACAGATCTGCCCACTTACCGCTCTTGATCCACTTGCGGACGGTGATTACGGAGACACCGAAGATCACCGCCAGCTCTGTGGGATCGGTTTTACCATTCAGGTAAGCTTCTTTGCAGTTCTCCCGCTTGATGCGGAACTCAAGAGCGTTACTCATACTCCGGGCGCACCTTGTGTTTGGTCAGATATTCGTTCAAGTCCTTGCCGGAGCAGCGCAACTGCCCGTTTTCTTTGGTTCTAAAGGCAGGCAGAGGATCGAGAATATCCTTGATCCAGCGATACACCGTAGTACGGTTGACCCGGAGTGTTGCTGCCACTTCATCGGGTCGATAGTTGCGGTCATCTCTGAATATGCTCATGGTCTCCTCTGCTGCATTATAAGTTTCAAATGTCATCATTTCTTCTCCTCTGCTTTGATCAAATTAGGATGTGCAAGGATGCAACTCAATTACAAGGAGCTGAAGTTCAGTACTACCTTGTTGTAGTTCCCGGCTTCATCCCTTACTGAGAAAGAGATGTACTGTTTAGTAGAGGTTACAGTGATCGCTTTATCGATCAGCTCCATCGCTTCCTTCCAGATCGGGTCTTTGATCTTGTAGCGGCGCAGGGCGAAGATGCGATAACGGGCAAGCTGACCCCGCTTATCGACTTGGAAAGCTTCATTGATGATAGCCTTAAGATTGTCATTGGAGTTCTCTGACCAGGCTTTGATACACTCGTCTATCTTCTGCTTGGCAAGTTGCAGCTCAATTCCGAACTGTATCTTCTCCCGGTAGCGGATTTCGATCTTGTATTTTTCATCAAAGGTAAGCAGCAGGGCATTACCCTTCCATTCGACATTGTTCTTTTTGGCAACATCGTTCAGATAATCTTCCACTATCTTGATGATGCTATGTTTTTCTTTGATGATGTGCTCGTGCAGTTTGAGTGCACGTTCCATCGCTTTGCTAACGGCTGCTTCTCGATCCAGGATGTCTTGATTGAGCACTTTAACGGATATCTCCCGTCCTTGTGCATCGGTTAGGGTGCGGTCTTTACCGTTCTTTGTAGACTTTCTACTCATGTGTATCCTCCCTTGGATTTATTCTTTATCTTTAGTTGTTTCTTGTTTTCTGATGTAGGACTGGAACATGGCGATTACCGCTCTGCGCTCTTTGGGGTCGAGCAGATTCCAGTGGCTTTTATGGTAATGCTTTATGGTGAATGCCCTTAAGTCGTTCTCTGTCCATCCCGCCTGTTTCATCAAGGAAAACATGTACTTTCCCTGCTTATCAAAGGTGAACTCATTGGGTCGACCATGCTTGCGATACTTGATCATGAGCGCTTTCAGTTCTTTGAGCTTATCTTCCGGTAGAGCCCTTAGTGATTCGCCATAACCGAGACGGCTCATAATGAGTTTGAAGCCATCCAGGGGCCAGTGAAACTTCTTAACCCTGAGGGCATGGATTTCTCGGCGTAGTTTGCGTTCTCGTAGTTCCTGTGTCATAGAATGCCCTTTGGACTGCTATTCCAGTCCTTTCCTTTTGAGGAATGTCTCGAATTTAATGCGCCAAAACCACTCAGATCCCCGATACTCTACCCATGCCTGATGGATAAGTTTCTCCTTCAGGAGTTTCTCTTTGGCGGCTTGCCTCGCTAATCGCTCCTGCC